AGCCGCTCGCATAAAGCAAATCGCCAATGGTGTAAGAAGATTGGCCTGTGCCACCATTAGCCGCAACCAAAGTACCACCCAAACTAATGACACCATAAGAAGCGGTTGAAGGCGTTAAACCAGTAGTACCACCATCGACGGATTGAACCGTTCTGGCCGCTGGCAAAGTGATGAATACATCCTTTGTCCCGGCAGTAAAATCTACCGCGTTGCCAGAATTGCTAGAAGACAAAACAGTGGTACGCGCCAAGGTGGATGGGCTAGTGAAGGTAGCAATACCAACTTCCCAATTAGCCCCACCCTGGTCTGATATAGTGTAATAAGTTGTATCGCTAGAAGACAAAACAGACGAAAACGCGCGAAAGCCCGTAACCGCGCCCGCGAGAGTTATATTACCAGTTCCCGTGGTGGTAGTGGTTTCTTTAACCCTATCTGCGATTACGAATGCCATCTATCGAACCTCAATCCAGCGTTATATCAAGATCGCCAGCAGGAATACGCAAAACATCACCACTCGTAATCGTGCGTGAGGTGGTCAGTTCTGCGTAAGCCAACATATTACCGGAAGTTGAAGCATCAAATATTGCCGCATAAGTAATAGTGCCCCAAGTACCCGTCGCAGCATCAAACTCAATGGCAGAACCATTGGTGGAAGCATTATTAGTGGTTGTCAGGGTCACTTGCTTCCGGGAATAGTTATTACCGGATACCTCAGTCCCACCACCACCCTCACCAGGGGCAGCGGTAAACAGCCCGAGATACAGAGAGCCAGAAGGCGAGGAGAACGCAGTTCCCGAAAACACATAGGCCATTATCTTGTTTTCAAGATAATTGGTGAAGGCGTTAGTGGTCATTAGCCGAAACTCCTCGCTCGCATCCGAAGGGCAGATGTAGCCATACGGCTTCGCTCATCCGATACCTTCAAATCGTTGATTGCGGTTGTGTACAAAGCCGCCCATGTGGTGATGCGCTGATCATCCTGAAGATATGGCGCAGCCTGCAAGAGAGAGCCGTATAAATATAAATCAGGCGAATCAACCAGCAACCAATTACTGGTATTGGATACCGTCAAAGCCGGAATCTTGGCGTAATAGGTTAATTCGCCAGTATATGCGGAGCCGCTATCCGGCACCGGGATAACCTGAAACTGCTGGCCAATCTGTGTGTAATAGATTGGCTTGCCACTAGAACTATTAGCCCCCTTCAGCATCGCCGCCTGGTCTGGGGAAACGAACTCCATCACCGTAATAGGATTGGTGTTGATTTGGTAACGGATGCTTTCCAGCCAATCAGCCGGGACCGCGCTATATTCGCTATCCAGCGTAGCCGTAGCCCGCTCCACCATCTTCCTGTGGCGTATGTTCCGGTTAAATTGCGCCTCAGCCAAGGTAATGAAATCGGGAATAACCGCCGTCAGGTCTGACCTGTTAAGCCAATCACCTATGGAGGATTGCAGGGTGGAATAGCTAGAGATCGCCATATCTATTCACCCCTAGAAGCAGCCGCATGGGCGCATGAAAACTCGAAAGCCCCGATATGGCGCACCTGATGGCTAATATCGTGGTCCAACATCACCTTAAACCCTGTTTCCCTGGCTGACCGGCAAAACCAGATGTCTTCGCCACTATATACACCATTTTGATAGTGTATGTGAAACCAAGGCTTCGCCATCTTACGGAAAACTTCAGCCTTAATCAGCATTAGCCCCATACCAATGGCGGATACCTCTTCCAGCCCAGTACACCACTCTTCCGTAAACACCCGTTCACTGGTCAAATCATCACGGAAAGCCACCGGCTGAAGCGGGAGTTTACGCGTACTGTAATTGGCGGCGACAATATCCTCATCCCGCGCCAATAGCTGCCGGATGCTGTCCTTCGGGAACCGCATATCGGCATCAACAAACAGGACATGGGTAGCGCCAGCGTCCAAGGAAGCCTGAGCCAATTCCTGCCGCTGGTTTACAATCAGCGTCCCTTGGTTTTGGAACAGTAGCACCCTATCCTTTGTTGCCGCCGTATGGGCCGCAACGCACCGGGCTAGGTCAAAGGCAAACCCGCTATCCACCACATCGCGGCAAGGGACACAGACAGAAACAATGGCGGGCATCAAACGCGCCCCGGTCTGGTACGGAAGAACCGATTATCTGGATCATTCAGCCACTTCTTCATGGCTACCGGGTCATCCACGATGCCCTTCATCTTCAAATCATAAAAGACCGCCATGGGGATGGAAGCCACCTTGTTCCATTCGCCATAGCGCCCGTGGTCTTCATTAAACTGCGCCTTATTGGCTTCAATAATACCAGACACATCCTGGCGCTTCTCAATCAGCGCCGTATCCGTGCCCTCATCATAATGCCAGTAAGAAGTAATCCCACTTACCGGATCAATGTTGAAAACCTTGTCAGCCATAAGCCACCTTTGAAGTGGGGCTGGCAGTCACCCGCCAGCCCCGTTGCCATTACGAAGTCGTCAAGTCAGCAGCGATACCATGCGCGGCTTCCTGGCGGACCATCAAGCCGTATTCGCAAAGCATCATGCGCTTTTCCGCATCGCCGGTCTTCGCCAGGTCCATCGTCTGGATCGGGCGGAGGATCGCCGTAGCCGCGTATTCCGGGTCAAGCACGAAAGCATCGCGCTCACGCTGGAAGCGGTTCGGCACCACAGACACCGCGCCAAAGTCAGACACATAAACATCGGCGGCGCCAATGATCACAGTCGGCTTCGGAGTGGCTTGGTTGTAGCGGATTTCGGCAATGCCAGCGAAGCCGCTGACGGTCTGCTTGTTGAACGGGCCGACCATCAGAATCTTCGGCGTACCACCTTCGGTCCACACCTGGGCGATAACATCCTTCAGGATGGTTTCCGTGAAGGTACGCTGCGTACCGTCAACGCGAGTGGCGTTCACCACACCATTGGAAATCGTCGGATCAGAACCGCCAGCGCCCTTGTTGGTGTTGGTGCGAAGGAAGGCAGGCAAGCCAGCCGTCTGACGCGCCGTGGTGTTGTCACCAGCATTCGCGGCCTTGGACGCCAACAGAGTGGCTTCCATGTCGCGCTTCAGTTCGGCGCCGTTCTTTGCCATCTGATAGGCAAGTTCAGAACGACGGCCAGCCTTATCAACGCTTTCCAGGGTGCCGGAGATCACAACCGTCTTACGGCTGATCTGCGTGTAGTTACCCAGGCGAGACGTTGGCGTAACAGCGGTAAAGGAGGTGATGTCATCACCTTCCAGCGCCGCATTGGTGGTGGAAGCCGCCGCCAGCGCGTCCGTCTGCCACTCGAAGAACGTGTTCTTCACGTTCACGCGGGCAGTGTTAGACTGGAACGGGGTTTCTTCCGGCGAGATGTTGTAGATCACATTCGCCAGGTCTTCACGGATGCCTTTGGCATCATAGCGCGTGAAGGTATTAGCAACGATAGCCATATCCTATATCCTTTCAGAGAAGAGCCGCTAGGACACTAGCGGCATCGTTGACAGTCCCGGTTTTAGCGAGACGCTGCTTTGCACGGGTTAGGTCCGTCACATTCCTTTGGGGTACAGATTGCACGGGGCCGGGCTTCACCGGCCTTGTCGCGGAAACCTGTGGTTTGACCGCAGCCTGCGCTTTCTGCTGACCACGATCATACAGCATGGCTTTGCGGAGGATGGCAACGTGTTGCGCCTTTGTAAGACCATTAATGTCTTGCTCAGACGCACCATTCTCCATCAACCAATCGCGCAACATCTTCTTTTCGCCCTGCGCTACCTTCGCATCCTTCCAAGCTGGAATGATCTCTTGTAGCTTCTGCGCCTCAGATGTTAGCGTCGCCTTCAGTTGCTCGGTTTGCTGCTGCTGGAAAGCCTGCGTAAGACGCTGCTTCTCGGCTTCAATAGCCTGAAACTTCGCCACACGATCTTCCTGCACCTTCTTCCACTGCCGCTCCAAGCGAATGGCGTTCTGGGGGTCTTCTTCATAAAGACGATCCCAATCCGGCTCTGCTTCAACTTGAGCGACATTCTGCAACTGCTGCTGTAGCGCCCCTAGAAGAGTGGCGTACTGCGCCCGCTCTTGCCGAATGGCTTCAGCTTCCGCTTGGAACGCCTTGCGCTCTTCCGCGAGTTGCTGGGTCTTTCGGCTATAGTCCGCCGTCCTTGAATACCCGC